TATTGGCGGTGAAGAATTGCACAACAACCACCACTTGGACCCAGCGAGTACCCGTCTCTCTAAGAAGTGGTATGAATTCGATATAGGTTATATTTGGTTAACCATATTTAGCATATTTGGGCTAGCAAAGGCTAGACAAGCAATATAGTTTAGTGTATCATACATACTATGAGCACCGAACAAGACAAATTCAAACACTCTAAGCGTTTGTTGAAAGACGAAAACGCTATTAAAAAGCAAACCAAAATTGCTAAAGAACATGGAATGGACATTAAAGAACCCCATAAGTTTGCTAAACACCATGCTATGGACTGCGGTAATCCAGAATGCGCTTTATGTGGTAATCCTCGTAAAACTCACAAGGAATTAACTACACAAGAGCAAAGATTGTTTCAGAATTTGGATGAAGTACGTGATAGACATAGCAATGGGTTACCCCCAGATAACAATTAATATATTACGCAATCTTTTTGCGCTAAATATTAGGCTATGTTTTAAAAAACATAATTTAAAAGGAAATAAAAATATGAAAAAATTTGCAATCGCATCTATCTTAGCAGTAACCGCAATCACAGCATCAGCAGTCGAAGTCGGTGTTACAGCAGTAGAACAATCAACTCAAAATCGTTATGGTTATGGTGTTACAGTTGGTGAAAACTTTAACGGTATCAATGTAACCGCAGGTGTATCACGTTTCTATCGTGAAGCCAATGACCAAACTCGATTTAGTCTAGTTGGTAGCAAGGAAGTTTACAAAGCAGGCCCAGTTAGCCTAACAGGTCGCGCCGGTGTTGCACATATAAACAACCGAACAGGTTCTGACGGTTCAGCATTGACAGTTGGTGTCGGTGCAGACATGCCAGTTGCTAAAAATGTAACAGCAGGTTTGTCAGTTGATCGCCAATACGGTCAAAACCGTGTTAGTAGTTTCGATGGTAACATTGTTACAGCCGGTATCAAAGTAGGTTTCTAATCAATCGATAAACTAAATAAAGGCTCTATGGAGCCTTTATTTACCTGAAAGAACATTATGGCAAGTTTAAAAGAGTATTTTGATAAAATTTGTTACAAAAGCAAATATGATATAGGTGATAGAGTGACCGGTAAGTGGAATGATATTCCGTTTATGGGTACAGTTGGTAACGACACACAACTAAACCCAACTGATGGACCATATGTAACAGTTCATTTAGATTTACCCATTATGTTTGAAAAGAAGATTAATAATGTTATAATAGTCAAGCATAAAAACGTAAAAAAATTACAAGAAATTAAATAAAGGAAAAACATGTCAGCAACATTAGCAAATTTAGAATCTGCATTAGCAGGTGAAAGTATGGCTCACATCAAGTATCGCTATTTCGCACGTATTGCACGTGAAGAAGGCTTTGAAGATGTAGCAAAACATTTTGAACATACAGCAGACCAAGAGATTAAGCATGCCTGGGGACACCTAGAGTTATTAATCGGTAAGCCAAGTACAAAAGAATGTTTACAAAAAGCAATAGACGGTGAGACTTATGAGTACACACAAATGTACCCACAGTTTCAAGCAATCGCCGAGAGTGAAGGTAACATTGAAGCTGCTAAAGAGGCAGAAGAACAAATCACAGAAAGCAAAGAACACGCACGTGAGTTCATTGAACTTTTGGAAAAAGCAGAAAAACGTTTTGCGGCACTAAAGAAAGTTGAAGAACGTCATGCTAATGCTTATAAACAAGTTTTAGGAGGTCTATAATATGGAACATATATGTATAGTATGCGGTCACGTGCACGATGAAGCCACTGAAGGCGTATGGGACGAATTACCAGAAAACTTTGAATGTCCAGAGTGCGGTGTAGGCAAACAAGATTACGAAACTATTTAAGGAACAAGGATGGATATGGATCGAGCCGCAGTATTTTTAGCAGGTAGTATTTTAACCTCATTGGGATTTATTATAGTTATCGGAGCAATTATTGTAGTTAATAATTTACTAAACAAGTATTGGAAACCAGTCCGTATATTTACAACAGACAGTTGGCACGTTAATCCACCTTCAATTTTTGTAGAGGAACAATCACCTAAGATTGAACCAATTATAGATAATACAAAAAATAATAAAAAGTAATTTTTAATAAAGTCCCGGTTAGCCGGGACTTCCTATGGGTGTCACAGAATTGTCATACATCATGGCGGATTTTTACGATAAATATGTATATGACACAAAGAACATATCGTACTATTTTTATTAGTGACGTACATCTTGGTACAAAAGATTGTAAGGCTGATGCCCTTAATAACTTTCTTAAACATAATACCTGTGAAACATTGTATCTTGTAGGAGATATTATTGATGCGTGGAAAATTCAACAAAATAAATTACGGTGGAAACAAAGCCACACCAACGTTGTCCGTAGAGTTCTGGGTCACGCTAAACGTGGCACTAGGGTTGTATACGTGGCTGGAAATCATGACGAATTCTTGCGTCCGATGATACCATATGCTGCTAGTTTTGGTAGTGTAGAAATCTGTAATCAATGTGAACATATAGGTATAGACGGCAAACATTATCTAGTAGTGCATGGTGACTTATTTGATGGAATTACACGATTAGCACCATGGCTAAGTTTTTTAGGAGACAAAGCATATGACTTTATCTTGGGGCTTAATAGTAGATTTAATTGGATCCGCCATCGTTTGGGTTTTGGTTATTGGAGTCTTAGCAAGTATCTTAAGCATAGAGTTAAAAAAGCCATTGACTTCATGTTTCACTTTGAAAAAAATCTTGCCGCTTACTGCAAAAAAAGAGGATTTGATGGCGTGGTCTGCGGTCATATACACCACGCTGAAATAAAAGAGATAGACGGTGTAACATATATGAACGACGGAGATTGGGTAGAGAGTTGTACTGCCCTAGTTGAACATTACAATGGTAAGTGGGAAATTGTTACATGGACAAAAGAAAATGACAAAGAAAATACTTATAATAACTGATAACTTACCGGATCAAATTAATGGTGTTGTTACGACCTACAAAAATATTGAGATTTGTGCGGCTAGTGATGATTATAACTTTGTGGTGCTTCATCCCGGGTGGTTCAGCTACATTAATTGCCCTGGCTACAACGAAGTCAAGATTGCCTATCCCAGGAAGATGGGCGAGAAGATTAAGGAGATATCTCCGGATTATATCCATATCGCCACAGAAGGTCCTCTTGGTTTGTGGGCTAGAGCATATCTTTCATTGGCTAATATTCGCCACAATACCGCTTATCATACTAAGTTTCCAGAAGGACTTAAAAAACTATTTGGTATACCTGAGTCTATCACTTGGCGCTTTGTTAGATGGTTTCATAAACATAGCGGCAAAGTTTTAACAACTACTGATTCAATGGTAACAGAACTCAAGGCTCATGGCTTTGATGGTGAGATTGTTCCCTGGACTAGGGGTGTAGACCGTTCGATATTTCAACCTACTCTTAGACAAAATACTAGCGACAAATATCTATTATGTGTTAGTCGTGTTAGTAAAGAAAAAAACTTAGAAAAGTTTTTTGAATTAGAGTATCCTGGCTATCGAAAGATTATGGTCGGTGATGGCCCTATGCTAGAAACGTATAAAAAGAAATATCCTAACATAGATTTTGTAGGGTTTCAAACAGGTATTCCGCTGGCTAGGTATTACGCTAACGCTGCTGTATTTGTATTCCCCTCACGTTGGGAAACGTTTGGTATTGTAATGATTGAAGCAATGGCATGCGGAACACCGGTTGCAGCTTTTCCCTGTCAGGGCCCTGAAGATGTAATTGATGAGGGTATTACTGGTTGTATGAATCTTGACTTAAAACAGGCAGTAAAAGATGCACTTATGTTGAATAGACAAAAGGTGTGGGAGGGAAGTGGTCGTTGGTCTTGGGAAAGAGCCTGGAAAATATTTCGTGACAACCTGGTATCTATGTCATAAATATGTTTTGTGAAAATAGAAACAGCGTTAGATTGGGCTTGGGCTAAAGCCGAACTGAGTAGCCAATTAGAAAGTGTCGGCTACAATCCTGACCTACGTAAAATGTTAAAAAATATTGACAATATGGTTGTAGAACTCAGCAAGTTAGAAGTTAGTGCAAGACGCACACGACACATGAGTTATACTAACGAACAAAGAGAAAAAATTAACAAAGCCATAGACCACTTAGAAAAGTTGTTACTAATGGCTAAGTTAATGAGTTAAATAAACCAAGTAATAATACTATATCTTACACCACGCGTAACAGGCATAATTTCATGTGGATACATAAAGTTACTTGGGAACATCAATACAGATCCCTTTTTAGGTTTGAATTTTAGTTCTTGTTCAAAGAATGCAAAATCCCCGCCTTCATAATCATCATTCAACATAAATGAACATGATACTGATCTAGGTCTTTCTTTAAAAGAATCAGTATGTTCTTTGTAAAATTGACCAGTTTGGTACCTAAGTAATTCATACCCACTGTCTTCTATGATTTTTGCATGAGGAAACAATTCATTGTATCTTTTTATTGCTTCCCCTGCACAGTTAAACAGTTCAGTATCTATTGCTTTTCGTACATCAGTGGAATGATATGATAATTGAATACTATCAACGTTCCTAATTGAAGTATCAATGATTCCACTACCTATATGAGTGGGTTCCCATTCTATTGCATTTTCATATTCTCTAAAAATAGTTTCAATCAAGTAATCAGGTACTATGTTTTCAAATTCTACAATATAATCATTTATGTTTTTTGAAGTTTTTTGTATAGATTTTGTTATATCAACTGTGATGGCTTTGGGTTCTTGTTCTTTAGTGATAGGTTTTTCTTTGACTTTATCAAAATATGCAAAACTATTTGCACCCCTGCTTCTTACATAATGTAAGAACACTTGAATATATTCTTTACCTTGAAATTGTTCACGCCAGTGTTCCGCCTGACATCCTAAATACATCATAGCATCACCCGACTTTAAATTTAGTGATACTTCTTCTCCGTTTGGTTTTTTAATGTAAATAGGCCAATCACAGTCACCGTCTAAATGTATAGTCAAACTAATTTCACATGCTTCTCGGTCACTGTGTGGTTTTAAATCACTACCTTCTTTATATACTCTTGCATAACTATATGTGGGTAAAACTTTTTCACCCAAAAACTTACTAACTTCAGGTGTCTTTTCACATAATAATTCTAAGAATCCAATATAGTTGTATTCTACCAAACTGTTTGGAGCCTGTCCGTCACCTACTGACTTATTATTAATAGTAAATTGTTTAAATTCTATTGCTAACTGTTTTGCAATTTCACTATCAATAAAATTAGGTAGGTAAATATAGTTGTTAGTTGTTATTTCTACATTCATACGAGAGGCAAATCTTCTGGTGCGGCTTTAAACTGTTCATAACAAGCCAATGCCCAATCAGGTAGTTCAGTAACTATAAGGTTATGTCGTGTATCTCTATACTCAACTTCACCTTGACCATCTACCCATTGTATTGCATGTATATCTTCTGGTATGTTACAGGAAGAAAAATCTAAACCAATGATAACTTTATCATCGGTATATACTGCACTGTCATCAACAATAATAGCCAATCTATTAGTTTCAATCATATACTACTCAGTAATTCTACCTGCTTTATCAGCAGCGTTTAAAAATATTTGATGCATGGTATCATTAGACTTTACCATTTCGTTTCTAAAACTTTCAACGGCAGCACCGGTTTGTCTACTCATACCTGAATTTTCAATTAATAACATAGGTATGAATGTCATTGCACAGTTCCACTCATCGATTTGTTTACCCGAATTAATGTCATAGCCTTCTACTTTAGTAAACCATGCACACTTTAATCCAACGCATTCTTCTTTTAGTATTGGGCAAAAATTGCCGGGTTTTAATTGCATAAATATTCCTCTTAGTTATAACATATTTAATGTTATATGAATTTTATTAATTTTTTATAGCTAATATAATGTCTACGTACTTAACTGCTAAATTAACTGTACCGTTAATACTTACCCCTATACTACCGAATGGATGCGAATGAGAACCACCTCCACCTGTTGCACCACTATTTACTAATGATCCAACTGGTCCTGCTGGGGCTGCGTATGCTGGATTACCCATATTACTATAATAATTATAACTATTTGGGCCATTTGGACCGGAACTTACCGAATGAGTATGTGATGGTAATGTAGTTGGGCCCAATGTTGTAGCACCGGCGGTCAATCCTGAAAAAGGTGCAGTTCCAGTTACAGTTTGTGAAGTAAACGCAGTTGTGAAATTAACAGAACCTCCCGAGCTAGCAGAACCGTTTACAACCCTAAGAGTATATTCATTATAATTAGTTGTGTCTTTTGTCCAACCAGTAGGAGCAAACCCACCTACAAAAAAAGTTCTAGTACCGGTTACAAATACAGCCATTTTAATTCCTTGTTGCTATTATTGTGTCAACATATTTGATTCGTAAATCAAGTGAACCAGTTTGAGACCAACTAAATGAAAGGTCACCGGATGGATGTGTATGAGCGATACCACCACCAGCAGATGATAATTGTGTAGGTGATGTTCCTGAATTATATCCTGCAATTGCTTGACGCGGACCTAAACTACTAGTTGTTCCTTTTCCACCACCGCTACTAGGACTTTCATAATATTGATGTATATGCGGAGCTATTTGAGATTCTGTTAAAGCAACACTACCTATAGCACCTGTAGGTGTTCCTGGTAAACTAACGGTTGTTGTATTAAACACAGATGTAAAATTAATTGAGCCACCGCTACTAGCCGCACCTGTAACTACACGTAATGCATAATCATTATATGTGGTTACTTTAGTCCAATTAACAGGAGCAGTTGTTTGTTGAAACAAAGTTGTTGTACCTGATACTAATTCTAATGCCATAGTTATCTTTAATTTTTTGTTGCTATAATAACATCTAAGTATTTTACTGCCATACTAAATGATACTCCTGCTGGAGCGGTAGAAGGTGAAACAGAATGCGTATGTGACCCGCCTGTCCATGCAGTTGTTGTAGGAGAACTAGCAAAAGCACCCAATGAAGTAGCCACATAGGAACCCCAATTATATACTTTAGTTGCTGGATTTTGAGTATCACCGGCATTTGTAGCACCTACCCAAGGACCACTATGTTGATGTGATGGTAAATTACTAGTTGATAATGTAGTAGGTCCTAATGATGTTCCTGTCATGGTTGCAGTCCCGGTTAACGTTTGAGTTGTCATAATACTTGAAAAGTTGATACTTCCACCACTACTAGTTGTACCATTGGTTACTCTTAACGCATAATCATTGTATGTACTATCTTTAGTCCAACCTGAAGGAGCTGAGGATTGTGCAAATAACATGCGTGATCCTATAAACTCACCGGAGGTTAAGTATAATGTTGCTACTGCCGCCTCTAACGCCGTTGAACCAAATCTACTCATTTATTATCCAAAATATGTTGTATACGCATATGCTATCCATGCGTTATTTATTCTGGCTAATGTAAATCCAAACAAATCAGTCCTACTTGCAGTTCCTGTTGGTGCAGTACCTGCCAACCAACTTAGTGTTTGTGGAGTGCCGTTAATTTGTAGTGCAGTTGGTATATATGCAGTTGTTCCTTGAGCCACTAACAACGTAAGAACAATAGTTCTGTTATTTGTAGTAGGAACATTTGTGAAGTTAATAGTGAAATTAGCTGCAGGGCTTGAGTGATAGAAAGTAGACGATGTTGATACGTCATGTACCACTATACCAGTTGCACCTGATAATGGTGTAAGTATTTCAGTTGTTTGTTGTAATGTAGACAACCCACCCACCGATAGCCCGGTTAATGTACCTACACTAGTAATGTTAGGTTGAGCCGCGGTAGTAACCGTACCTGCAGTAGTCGCAGCAGTCGATAGTGGAACTGCCCCAACTAAATTTGCAGCAGGTAACGAAGTCATGTAAGTAGCATTACCGAGGAAATAATTACTAGTTACAGAGTTACCACTTACAATATTACCAACATAATTAGATGCATAAACGGTACTACTTGATAAGTTTGCGTATATTGCAGTATTACTATTTAAAGAATAATTTGCAGTACTACTAGCATTGGCAAATGTA